GTGAGGGATTGGTTTGACAGGCGACGAGATTCCCCGCCGCCACCGCCGCCGCCACCACGAGTGTTGGTGACCCCCCCACCCCCACCACCACCGCCGCCGATCAGTTCGATAGTGTTGTTCGTATTGTTCCAATCTGCCGGAACCATGAACGTCGTCGAGTTGGTGCGGATGATCCGTTTGCGTATGGGTTGGTTGGTGATTTGGCTCCGCTTGATATCGGATTCCTGGCCCGAACCGTCCGAGCCATCGTAGGCAAACGCCGCCACGTACATGGTCTGATTTGGACTCAGTGCCCCCAAGTCGATGGTGACATTTCCCGCATCGTCGAGCAGGACCAGCGCCGCGGCCCGCGTAGTCGCTTCGCTGGGATCAGCAGACGTGGAGGTCGCCACCCGTACCGCTCTGGCGCCATAGGTCCCGATTGACGTTGCGACTGTTGCGGCGCTGGTGATGTTGAGCTGCATGTGCTCGACGACGGGGATGTTGAACCCCGCACGCCGGGCCAGTTGGGACTCGCTGATGATATCAGCATAGCCGCGGGGATGGACGGTGAAGAACCTCCCCGCGCCGACACGCTGGAGCGGACCCACGGCGAACCGCTGGCCCCGGACCTCCTGATTGATATTCGGGTCGCGGGACACGAATAGATCGGTCTCCACCGCCACAACGTCACCGACCTCGAGCTCGTGGTAGCGGTCGACGGAGGCGAACGACCAGAGCATTTCCCCCGTACCGAGGCGGTCCACCACGCGGCGTGCGATGCCTTCACCGAGCGCGTCGGTGTCGATCCATTTCGCAATCTCTTCGTCCAGCCACGTCGGGGGCCCGAGCCCAACCGTCCCGATCTTGAGAATAGACTGCGTGTGGAAGCCCCGCGCCTCGTCCTTGAACTCTTCCTTTGTCGCATCCCAGCGGTAGGGCACGAAATACTCGGGGAGTCGGCGCTCGTGGCCGGGCGAGACCTCGCCGATCTGAATGCGACGGGACCGGAAGACGGCGCGCACCGGCCCGCCAGGTCGGAGATCAAAGAATCGGATCTTCCCCTCAGACGAGCCGACCGCCCCATCTGCAAGAAACGCAATGGCCTCTAGTTCGGTTTTCGCGACGACGTCTTTGTCGTTCACGCGCTTGCGTAAGCCCGTCACCTGCTTCGAGACGGTCGTCGTGGTGTTCTCAACACCGGGGCCCCGAAGATTCGCGGGGATGGCTAAGCGGTTGGCGATGAAATCGTCATAGACCGCCTTGAGCGTTTGGCTCGTGTACGTCACGACCTCCCGGCGGCCCCCCGAACGAATCCGCGCCCAGTAGAGGTGCAGCCGTCGGCCGGTTCCCGGTGTCGGGGCGTTCGCGATCACTGAGGCACGGAGATTGGGCAGATCAGTCAATAGCTGAATCTGCGTCTCGCTCAGCTCAAACGACTTCTGGACGGGGACGACGCCGACATCTACTTGCACCGCAGTCTCCATCACTTGGGCCCCGGCGTTGTAGACCCGAAACTTCGCGTCGATCTGCTCGCCCCCCGTGGTGTCTTTGCCGTAGAACACGTCCAGGAAAATGCGGCGGCCCGCGAGGTCAGTCGGCGTGGGCTCGGTCCAGATGTATTCCGCATTAGCGGGGCTGGTCACCGACCGGATACCGTCCGTCTCGTCGGGGGTCGTCTCGTCGATGTTGAGATGGATGTTCGTCGAGCCGCCGGCGAGGTCGGTCCACGTCCCGATGGAGTGTGTCCCATCCGGGGCGTAATTCGTGCCCGGTGAGAATGGGGGAGCCAAGTCCTTGAGCAACGCGCACAGCCCCACGAGCTGCAACTCGATGACTGGCTGGCGGGGGGTGGAATCTAGGACGAGAAAGTCGTCCATGTGCGTCCACTTGGACCGCGGTAAGGCGGGGTCCCCGACCATCCACCGGAACCGGATGTCATTGATGAAGTTTTCCGCCATCAACTTTTCGATCTTGGACGAGAAGTCGCGGGGGCCGTCCTTGACCGCCACCAACCGGGGCCGCGGAATCTCGACCTTGTGATTCTCCGGGCTGAATGCCTGCTCGTAGCCTTGGATCAACGCGACCCGTGAGAAGTCGATCCGCCGAATGGCTTGTCGTCCGAGTTTTCGGAGCGTTGGCGTCAGATTCCCCGCCCCGTTGGGCGTCAGCGTGGCCCGCATCTTCTTGGATTGCGGCGAGGAGAATCCTAGGTCGGCCTCCTCAAATTGCCCGTTCGTGAATGCCACCCAGCCGGAGTCGGCGTCGTTGCGGACCTCGAGCGTGACAGAGGTCCCTGGCGGGGTCTGCGTGATGCCAATGAGCTCCACGTCGCCGGTGGGAGCAGCCCCGAGATCAAACAGGTTGCCCGACGAGAAGGTGATGGTCGCTGCGCTGTAAGTTCCGTTTTCGATGACGAGATGGGGGACACCCCGTGGCGTGTTGTCTTCGTCCCAGAAGCCCCCGAGTAACTCGCTCGTCTTGATCGTGAACCGACGCCGGTGGAGCGTCTGGCCGCCCGACGTAAAGCTCGTTTCGGCGTCGTTGACCCCGAGCGCCACGTTCCCGGCTGCGCTGCCGTCTGCCGCCAGTGCGTAGACGATAAAGAGTGTCGTCGGCGGCTTACCCTGGGGATCAAAGACGCTTGGCAATGGGCTGATCAACTTGGGCTGTGGGCGAGCGGAGCGCAGGGAGTAGTCGAACGTCACCTCTCCTGCCGTGTTGGTCGTGGCGGCGACGTCCAGCGGCTCACTGATCGGCGTATACAGCCCATCGAAATCCCCGCCCACACCTTGGGGCAGATGCCCGGTCATGGCGTAGATTTCGAGCCGCCACGTCACGACCTCTTTGCGCTGGGCCGCGGAGACGACCGGATTGAGCCATAACTTGATGCGGAGAATCTCGACGTCGTTTGGCTCCGGCCCTTCCCACTCCATGACCGCCGCTTCCAGTGGCGATATGCGGTTCAGGTCCGTGACGTTGTTCGGGTGATTCGTGCGGGTAAAGAGCGTGTTCGTCGTGTCCTTCAGCCGCAGCGTGCCGTCGTCGAAGGCCGTGAAACTCGCCCCGCCGCCACCGTCAACGAACGACGTACCGGAGTCGTTCTCGCCCCACTGCGCTTTCGTGTCGCGGATGTGCGCCATCTGCGCCCCCGCGGCGGTGCGTTCGATGACGACGGCTTCGAGGTAGTCGCGGGCGGTCCCGTAGCCCCGGACGTAGGGAACGAGGTCAGGGTGCAGCGCCCTCAGGGGACGGCCTCCATCTCGGCCTTTGAGAACAGCCCACGCGCCACGATGAGATCAAGCAAAACACCGAAGAGTTCGCTATTGGTGTTGAAAATCTTACCCACCAGTAGGACCTGGGTTTGCCATGATGACAATGCCGTCGAGGTCAAGCTGCTGAATGAACCGTAGCCAGAACCAAGGTCTTGCCTCACTTTGGCCTTCCCAGTCGCCGTCTCAATGTCCATCTGTGCTGCGTATGTGAGCGCCGCCCCGGCGGGAAGGCTCGCTGTCGAAGACGCGCTCCCGCCCGCTTCGACTGCGACGATGTTATTTCGCGCGGTGGCGTCAAAAAAGTGCCAGAGGTGTTTAGTGCTTTGGTTCCCAAGATCGAAGATGCCGGGATTGAGACTGCCCAGTGAACCAGCGACATCAGCATGGGCAGGGCGAGCGATACGCGACAGCGCCGTCAATGGCACGGGGCCGAAGTTCACCGGCGCAGTCAACAAATCACCTGCCCTAGTAACCGCCGTCGTCGTCACCGCGATCACGCTGGACTCAAACGCCCCCGTCTCGTTCTGCACATAGTCAATCGCCACCGAGTCAGCGTTGGTGACGATGCGGAAGCCAAGGATCGGGTTCGCCAGCGTCTGGGCAGGGATTTTCACGCGTGTCCAACTCGACGTAACGGTGACCGTCGTCCACGTCGACCCGTTGTCCGTGGTCATGTCGATATTGCCCGAGCCCACGAGCCGCTTGATGTAGCAACTCTGGAGGCGCTGGGATGACGCAAGCGTGACGGACTGCAGACACGTCCCGTTTCCCGCCGACGCCGTGATCCGGCTGGCGCTGCTCGCCACCCCATCGACTCCCGTCTGATCCTTGACCGCTGAGACGTTGGTCTTCGTCCATGCGGCGTTCGTCAAGTCGCGGTTATGCAGCACGACGTTGACCCGACTGCCCTCCAGCAACAGGCCGGGGGTTTCCCGGATACCATCCGCGTCGAGGTCCACGAACTCGATGCGCGGCACGTTCGCCGCCGCTGTCCGCACGATGCCGTCGCGGTCGATATGGGTCGCGCAGGTCGATGCATCGGCACGGGCGAACGTGAACGGGAGCGGGGCGACCCGGCCACGTCCCGCCCCAGCAACGCACAGCGATTGATACTTCTCCAGCAACTTGGGGGAGACGCGGAGCAGAATATCCGAAGGTTTGACTTCGCTCACACAGCCCCCCGCGGGTCGTGCTCTTGGAAGTGCAAGTCACCACCGGGATAGAAGTAGGTGCGACTCTGCGAGAACCCCAACCGCCCCAGCGGTCGATTGACCATGACCGCTTGCTCAGCCCGCGTCTCGTCGAAGATCAACAGCGCCGGCGTGGGGGCGCCCGTCGCCGTCCCATCGTAGCGTTGCAGGTGAAACCGGAACTCCTCATACGCCAGCATGGACGGCAACTGAATCGGCATGGACCCGCCCCGTGTGATGTCTGGCGTTCCGAGACCCCGGACTCCCCGATCGCTGCGCGCCTCGTCAGCACGGAAGTCGTTCGCGTCCACCAAGTCCCCGAGATTGCGGTCGAACGAGTAGGACGTGCCGACGATCCCATTGAGCTCAGGCTTTTGACTCGCGCCCATTGCAGGCACGAAGTGGCGGAAGTCCACAGCGTAGCGCGTGGGAAACCGCTTGATCCACATGAAGTCTTCGGTCACGACTCCGAGCGCGTCGTCAATGTCCCCCGAGCCGGGGGTGCTCGGAATCGTCACGTCCACAACGGTCTCAATGGGGGACACGAAGTTGTCGTCCGAGATCTGGAATCGGTAGATTTCGCCCAGCAGATTGTGAACCCAGAGACAGATCGTGTTCACCGCCCGTGGCTGTGTGTGTCTGGCTTTCAGCCATGCGTCGGCGTTAAACGTCGTCGGTGTCCAGTGGTCTTCCCGCCTGAGCGTTGCGAAGAACCGCGCCTCGAACCCCGTCGCCTCTTCGTTTCCGCTCAGGGTGACGCTCGGGTATTGGACCGCTGAGAAGACATTATCGACGAGCAGAATCGAAGACATTAGCCCCCCGCTCCCACAGGCCCCGGCACGCGCTCCACGGCATCGGACTCTTCCAATTCCGCAAGCGACCGCCTGACCTGGTGTCCATCGGGGCCGGTGAACACGACCGTCACCCGGTCCAGCCCCACCTCTTGCCCCATGCGCTCGATAGTCCGCACGAGCTCCCGATGACGCCGTTCCTCGTTGTTATCGAACAGCCCAAAGACGCCACCCAAGGCCGTGAGCCCAAAGCCCACGGGACCCAAGACGCCGGCGAGTCCCTTGCTGATGCCACCCAGCCCTGCGGCACCGCTCAGAATCCCGCCGAGACCACCAAGCGCGCCAGCCGTGCCGCCCCCGCGGATGAGCGCAAGGCTCATAATCATCATTTGCACGGCCCGCATATCTTCCATGAGATGCGACGGGGGTTTTGTCTGATCTGCGGGCTCCGGCAGTCGCGAGCCGCGGCGAATGGTCGCGAACGTGACCGGAGCACCAGGTGCCTCGAATCCTAGCGGGGTCAAACCGGGGGCGGCTTGGAGTCCACGCGCCAGGCTGGCTCGAGCGTCGAGGTCCGCCTTGGCGGCCATGAACGCCCCGAAATTCGCGATGTTGGCCCGCGTCGCCCGTACCAGGGCGATTTGAGCCTGATTCGCCTCGATGAGTTCGAGTTTCATACGCCGCGCTTCGTCGGCTGCTTTGGCTTGGGCGTCGGCTTCCTTTTCGGCTGCGTCGGCCCCAGAGACCTGTTCGGAACGAATGTCTTGGCCCAGCGCCCGGCGCTCGCGATACAGATCGTTCAGGAGTTTGTCCTTGCGAATGACCCGATCGGCGTCCTCTGGCAGCATCCCGCGCGTGAATGTGTCGAAGAATGCGCGACGCTCGGCAATGAGCCGATTCAGTTCCCGGAACCGCTCCATGCGCTGCTCTTGCTGGCCCGCGATGCGGGTCGTCCCCGGCACCCTGGCTTCTCGTGCCGTCTCAGCCACCCGGTGCAGCTCCTCACGAAGTTTCTTCTGTGCCTCTTCCGCTTCGCGGGTGTCTTTGGTGAAGGCACGATAGAGCAACGCGGCGCCGCCGATACCGGCCGTAAGCCCAAGCATAAGCGCCGACCCGCCGCCGAACATCGCCAGCCCGCGGACGAGCTGCCCGATACCGCCTTGCAGTCCGGCCGCCTCAAACGCGAGCTGGCGCGCCCCGATCTCCACCGCCTTGAGTCCCGCGCGCGCGCCCGGACCCGAACGTCCCAGTTGGGTGAGTCCAGCGTTCGCCTTGGCGAGCCCAGCCGACAGCCCGCCATCCGCAAAGAACGCTCTGACGACGACATCCCAGCCTTGTGCCATCAGCCCTCCGGCCAGGCGATACGTTCATACTTCTGCTGCAACAGCACTCGGACGCCCGCCTCTGTCTCCGGTACGGGGCGGCTCAGGATTTCGGCCTGCGACTGGATCAGCCGGTCCCGCATCTCAAACCGCCCCGTGCGCCGAACGAGCGCCAGCATCTCGTGCCATGACATATCGGCTCGTGGCGTCCCGTAGCGGGCGGCGTATTCGGCAACCGTATCCATCAGGCTGAAGTCCCGGACGGGCTTGCCGCTGGGGGCGACGGGGGAGCGGTAGGCACGCTCCGACGCCAGTAAAAAAAACGCTGCACCAGATTGACGACCTCCCCAAGCGACAGATTCGGACAGGCCCCCAACAGTTTCTCCTGCGTGATGCCCGTCGTCTGCTCGAACAACTCGAGCAGCGGAATGATCGACTCGCTCGGCGGGGCGCCGGCGTAGAATTGCTCGGACAACAGCAGCATCCGCATCGCCTGCGGATACGGGACGGGCCGTCCGTTGATCTTCGCCCCGTTCGGCAGGTCGACATCGACGGCGAGAAACGCATCGCGGGCTTCGGAATCGGACACAAGTCCCCCAGCGTGTGAGTTGTGTGTGCATGGGCTCCCCGCTGGGGTGGGAGTCCGGTGGGTCCATCGAGGATGTCTACCCCGCCGAGGCGGGTGGAGAGATCAGTCGAAGCGGAGGATCCCGCCCGAGCTGACACGGTACGTCAAATCCCAATACGCGAACCCGTCGAGGTCGGCGAATCGGTGATCCATGACCTTGAGCGGGGCCGCGAGAACCTTGACCCGGTTGAACTGCGTCGAGCCCCACGTCATCGCGAGCGTCCGCGCCGTCTGTGCCTTGCGGTCAGCCATCGGGTCGTAGGTCGCGAGCGGCACCTTCTCCGCGAAAATCTTGAACATCGGATCGCTGGTCCCAAAGTCGAAGCTCGAAATCCCATCAGTCGCATTCCCGGATGGCAGGAGAATCGGGTCGACACCCGTCAGGTCCATCTCGCCCGTACGCCACACCGGCGTCCATGCCCCGATCGTGAGGGCCGTGTTCACGCCCGCAATGGGCTCAGGCGTGTCGTAGCTATTGGCGGGGACTGTCGACTCCGTGGGGTCCGTGAGGACCATGCCGTACATCGTGAACCGATGCGTCGCGACTTCACCCACGACCAGCGGCCACGAGAACCTGCCCCGGCACCCCACGACGCGGATCAGGAGATTGTGCGCGTAGCAGTAGATCGTCGCCGAGCCTTTGGTGCCAGACGTAAGCGGGCCGTAATCGAACAGCGTCGCGCCATCCGTTTCCGGCAGCCCGCAGGCCACGTAGAGCGGCCCCGCCTCGGGCGCGGCATCCACCCCAGCGCCTTTGACTTCCCAGTCAATGGTGATCTTGGCTTTCCGGCCCCGCGGGAGAGCGGGGTCCACCGGAATGATGGAGTTGTTCGCCGCTTCGTCACGGCGGTTCTCCCACTCATAGTCCAGTTCGATCTGGGACCCGAGCCGGCGGTTGATTCGCACGGCATCTGTCGTGGTGGGCGTGGAGTCCGTGCCGTAGGTGCTTTCGACCTTCGCCTGCACGCCGTCCAGCCGATAGACTACTGGCATTTAGACCCCCTCGTCCCGATCCCACATTGGAAAACTCACCGTCGCCCGCCGACCGTACTTCCCCTCCTGGACTTCTTCCTCCTCGTCGTCCGACAGCGTGATCGTCACCGACAACGGGGTTTCCCCCGCCCCAAACACGCCGAGCCCGGACGCTGCCAACCGATCAACCGACCGCATACACGCTTCCGCCCCGAGCTCGACCTGCTTTGCCACCAGTGCCGGGTCAGAACCAGACACATAGAAGTCGTATCCCACGAGGGCTTGCGTATCCCGCTTGCCCTGGTCCTTCGCCTGTGTCCGCGCGGCGAGACTTACGATCCCCAACAGCGGGGGCTGTGCCCCGTAGCGTAAAGCCGTCTCCACTTTCTGCCGCTTCACGAGCTTGACCGTACCGGGGCTCGTGACGCTTTTCGCGCTCAGCAGTGCCGCGTAGTCCGTCGCGAAGTTCGCCGCCAAGACCGTATACGCCTGCTCGACACAGTCATAAATCACCGCATGACGTCCTGAATCACGAGCCGCTCGAGCAACGACAGCACCTGTTCTCGCCGCTGATCCAACGCAATGCGCCCAAAGAATCGGCCCGGCACGAACCCAATCGGCCCAGCCTCACGCCGTGCCTTGAGCCGTGACCGGAGCTCCGCCCGGCGCTCCCGCTTGAGTCCTTTCTTGCGGCCGGGCCCCCGCGCGATGATCTGGTGGCCCCGTTCGACTAAGTGCGCGTAGGGGCTCCGCGACCCGATCTGGACCTCCACGCCTTGGACCAATCCCTGACTGACTGGCTTCGCCTTGACCTCAAACCCCCGGGACAGCTTGCCCGTCCGCCCCTTGGGGGCCGTGCTCCGCATCGCATGCGCGACCGGCAGCATCGCCCGCGGGATGTTGCGTTCAATCGCCACCCACCAGCGGGTGGGATCGAAGCCCCGCTGCAGTCCCGGCGACACGAACACTTCAAGGCTCACGCCGTCATCTCCTGCGCGATGATGATTTGTTCCCGCCGTCGTCCGTCCGGGTCCACCAGCGAGAAGATCTGAAACTTGCGAACGGTCCCCACGAGCCCCAAGCGCCAGCGGGGCGTGATGTCCGCCCGGTGCCGAATGCGAAACCGGAAACTCGTCTCCGATACAATCCCCGTGCGGTCGGACCCGCTGAGGCCTTCCATCTGGGCCCACACCGTCGCTTGCACAGGCCACGGCACGGACGGCTCGCCGCTCGTCACCGCCTCGGTGGGCTTCTCCAGTGTGACCATGTGCCGCATCAGGCCAGCCCGCACGAGTACCCTCCAACAAAAAAGGCCCACACCTCCCGCAGGAGATATGGGTCACTGGGGACCACTGGACGACAATATACCTAAAACGATGCGCGCATGTAGGGCTCGAGGAGCGCCCGGATCCCGAACGGCAGTTCCACGGCTATCTCCCCGACGAGCACCCCTTCCCGGTTCTCGAAGAAATGCGCCGCCAAGAGCACGATCGCTTGGCGAATCGGCTCGGGTACTTTCGTGTAGCCATACACGGCGCGGATCGTCACGGCGTCGGGCACGGCCTGCGTCGCAGGCCAGCTCGCCGTGGGGCCGAGATGCACCTTTGGCTGGTGATGCTTGTCGGCGCTGAGACTGTAGTTCGAGCCGCTGAACGTCTGTGGCGCCCCGTTGGTGTCCTTGTAGGTGATGGACGTGATGGACTGCACCGGAGCGAGCGGCAACATCAGACACGACTCGACCGGGAAATACGGGAGCATGTAGTCCCACGTCTGCGTCATCAGCGCCCGGTTTAGTATCCCGTCGCGCCCGTCCATGTGTCCGGTCGCCGACTCGATGTAGGACTCCAACAGATGGTCCTCGAGATCAACCAGCACCCGTGACTGGTCCTTCGCTTCTGGCACGCTGACTGGGTCTCCTGCGGGCCCCAATACGAGGACGAGGTTGCCGTAGATCACATGACGGTCGCGCATGTATCCTCCATGATCGGGGCGAGATGTTCCCATGGAATACCGGCGGCGATTTCGTCCAGCGTCCAGTTCGTCCACGCAAGGTTGTGCGCCCACGTCTCGCGAGCGGGACAAGCGAGGTCGTGCAGCGAATGACTGGACACGTCCCACGCCATCGCGCCCTCGTCCAGCGTCACGGTCGGGACACCCGCCAGCACCGCTTCGACACCAGACGTTGAGTTATACGTCACACACATTCCAGCGCCCGCCAAGTCCTGGGCGAGGCTCGCGCGCGAGCGTCGGGCGAGCGGATGGGGGCGAAACTTCACGTCCCATCCGAGCGATTGGAGTTCTGCCGTGCGGTCGCGGACCCACGCCTCAAAGTTGATGTTCCGCACCGCAGCGTCCCCGTAGACTTGCCCAATGAGCAGCGCGTAGCCTTGCCCTACCCGCCACGGTTGCATCATCTGGCCGAACAGCCGTTCCCAACGTTCCCCGTCCGTCGCAGTGGGATACCGGCCCCGTCTCGCGAGACCGTCCCACCCGCACGAGGTGTAGACGTTCCGATCCTGCAAGTGCCCGCGTTCCATCACCAGCACATGCGGAGCCGATGCCGTGACGGCTGGCTGTTTCACCGGGGCGCCCCAGATCACCGCGAAGTCGGGGTCGCGGACGGTTGGGGTGTTGTAGTGGCCATACGCACAGGTCACGCCGTGTTTCTCGAGCCCCGACCGCATGGCTTCTGCCGCGATACGCTGGTGATCGTACTTCGTGTGGAAGTGAATGACCGCTTTCACAGGTCCACCCGCCAGCCCTGGCTCGGATGCTGCCGCTCGCCGGCGATTTTCGTCACGGTCCCGGGAAACCACTGCCGAAACAGGGCGTCCCATTCGTCGTAGGAACGGCGATTGATGTGCAGTTCCTCCCCGATGGCTTTCTGGGAGGTCTCGTTGTTCGCCGTCACGAGAATATGCTTCCGCGCGACTCGGGCGAGCTCGCGACACGCCAGTTCGTCATCCCCGGGCACGAGGTGCTCGATCACGTCAAACATCGTCACCACGTCGAACGCCAGTTCCGAGAACGGCAGCGCATGGACCTGACCGTACACCACCCGGTGACCGTCGACCAACTCGGGGACGACTTCGACCCCATGCACGGGGTTGAACCCCATGCTTTGGGCCGGCTCGAACAGTTCCCCCCGCCCGCAGCCGACGTCCAGCAGGCTACCGGGGGGCACCTCGGCCAAATCCTTGAGCGTGTCCGCCATCCGCCGGGCGCCCATCCGATATTCCGACTCCCGGTAGGCCCGGACGTACTTCGCTTGTTCCTGCTTGCGGAGCGCCGACCGATCCGATAATGCCGCGTCAAGACTAGCCATGGGAAAACACTTGAGCGCCGAGCCGGGGGTACAGTTGACGATCGAGATGTGCCGCGGCAACGTCCGCGCCGCCGCTTCGAACGCGGGAAGGAAATGCTCATACTGGCAGGCGTTCCCGAGCGGGGCGGGATGGTCGCCGAAGAAATGCCGTTGCCCATTCACGACCCGCATGTCAAATCCCACGAGGATGATACGCGTCGCCCCAAACAGGATGGCGAGGTTGATCGCCTGGAATCCCGAGCAGTTGCCGTAATGAATCCGTGCCGGGATATGCGAGAATCCGGGCGCGTCGATCTGACTCGACCCCGCCACCAGCCGCAGCCCGTACCGCTTAGCGATTGCCGACTTATCCGTGACTCGTGGGTGATGCACAGCCCACTTTTCCCCGCCGTAATCGGGGCATCCATGATGCACGTCCCA